TAAAGGTTGTTGACTTATGGCTAACATTACTAAAGATAGCAGAAGAGTTAATAAAGCTCAAGAAGTTTATGATGATAGCTTGGACAACTTCTTAAAAATGATCGAAGATATTAACAAAGACATACCAGAAATTTGTGACATACTTCATGGTGTTGCCATGGGTAAAACAACTGGAAAGTATAACGTTAATGCTCGACAACTACAACAATTAGAAAAACAACTCAGTGTATGGAAGGCAAACGTACAAAACCCTGATAAAGTTTTATCTAGTCTCAATAATGAACTTAAGAAAAAGTTTAACTCAGATAAAGACCAACAAAAAAGCTCAACAAAACCCAAAGTTGCAGTTGCTACGTTCAGCTCTACAGCTCAGTAGCTTAACGGTAAATTTTCCACTGCCAAGGGTGCAATACCCTGACGATTGCTAGAGCACTCGGTTTAAGGGACTTTCGCTGTCCAAGTGTTTGTAAAGAACTTTTAGGTACGCCCTCCAACCTAACAGTTTCCCTTATTTTAATTTTTTATGGAGTGGCACATGTCTGCTACAGTATCACCTCAAAAAGGTAAGCAAGAGCTTGCATGCAAAACCAAAGTAGATTTTATGATTTACGGAGGTGCTAGGGGCAGTGGTAAGTCTTACTTACTAAATATGCTTCCACTAGATTTTATAGAAGACAAATATTTCAACGGTATCTTTTTTCGTAGGCAGTATAATGAGCTTACAGGTGCTGGTGGCCTTTGGCAGACAGCCAATGAAATGTACCCACAGTTTGGTGCAAAAGCTAATATATCAAACTTAAGGTACACTTTTCCTAGCAATGCTGACTTACGTTTTAGCCACATGTACACTGAGAATGATAAAGAGTCTCATCGTGGTCTACAGTATTCTTTTATAGGTTTTGATGAAATAAACCAATTTAGTAAAGAGCAGGTCACTTTTCTTATGACTTGCTTAAGATCAAAAGCCAACATGAACTCATTTTGTGTTGGTACAGTTAACCCTGACCCTGACTCTTGGGTTCTAGATATTGTTGAATGGTATTTAGACGATAAAGGCTTCCCTATTGAAGAGCGTTGTGGGCAGATTCGTTACTTTGTTGTTATTGGCGGTGATTTTGTTTTTGGTGACTCTGAGGATTTCTTTAAGGAGTCCCACCCAGACTCAGTTTATGTAACTAACCCAATCACTAACGAAAAAGAGTATATACCACCAAAAACTTTTACTTTTATTAATGGTAATGTTTTTGATAATCCAGCATTGATTAAACTTAACCCTAGGTATGTCTCTGAGCTTCAGAATTTACCTGACCATGAAAGAGACAGACAACTTTGGGGTAATTGGCATGCTAGGCCTGCTGGAGCTGCATACTTTCAAAGAGATTGGCTTTTAGAGGTTGACACATTTCCCTCTGAAGCAAAACACTCTAGAGCTTGGGATAAGGCGGCTACTCAACCAAACGAGATGAATCGTTGGCCTGACTACACTGCATGTAGCCCTAAGATGTATAAGAGTGAGGGTTACTACTATATTGTTTGGGATACAGACGAACAGAATGTAGACCCTAAAGACAATGATAAAGATGTTAGAGGACGCTTTAGACTCCGATCAGGTGAAAGAGACCTTAAAATTTTAAGGCAAGCTCATCACGATGGTAGGGACTGTCATGTGGTCTTCCCAGTTGACGTAGGTGCTGCTGGTAAAGTTGAATATGAGTCAAGTGCAAAGCAGTTAACAACAGAAGGTTTCGTTGTTAAGAAAGACCCGATGCCTAACAACAAGAGTAAGCTTGTTAGGTTTCAGCCTTTTGCTTCTGCATGTCAGAACGGACTTGTTAGGATTGTAAAAAACAGCTTCCCTAACCAAGCAACCTATGATGCTTATATGAAAGAGCTTGAAAGTTTTGACGGTCTACCTTCTACAACAGCAAAGAAAGATGATTGGGCTGATGCTACTGCCTCAAATTTCAATTATCTTGCTAGGATGAAGCAGATAAAAGACTTTATTTTACCCCCTTCAGATAGCTCATCAACTCTGTTAAAAAACTTAAAGAAGACCCTAAGAAATGTCTGAAAGAAAAAGAAACAGAAATAGAAGAAAAAAAACCAACACAGAGTTTAAAGCCCCTAGAGAGAAGTTGACTTTAGATAAGGCATCATCTCAGGATTTGGGTGTATCTAGGATGACTCTTGGGGCTAAAGGTTATGATGGTCTTAAAAGTAATTATGGAAAAATAAATGAAAGTGCAAATGCAGAGCTTAGTTGGCCTGCCTCTATCTGTACTTACAACAGGATGTCTTTAGACCCAACTATTGCAGCAGTACAAAACTTCTACAATATGATGATTTCAAGGGCTGAGTTTGATTTCTCAGTTCCTGAGTATACAGAAGACAACCCTTTTAACCCAGAAGGTAAATCTTACACGCAGGAAGATGTTATCGAGTCTGCAAAGTACCTAAATTATTGTATGTCAAACCTTCAAGGTCAAACTTGGCAGCAATTTATCAGTGGCATAGGCACTTACCGAATCTTTGGGTTTTCTGTAGCTGAAAAAGTTTGGACTACTGTAAAGTCTGGGAAATATAAAGGACGTAAGAAGTGGAAGTCTTTATCTCAGAGGTCTCAAGAAACTATTGAGGCTTGGTCTTGGGATAAGACAGACCCTGACCTTCTTTCAGGTGTAATACAAAAAGCTTCTTGCTTTGATGTTGACCGATATGGCACTTCTTACTCTCAAGGTAAAGCTTCTAGAGAGGATAGAACAATACCTAGAGGTAAATTTTTACTCTTTAGGTTTGACCCAAAAAATAACAACCCACAAGGTACTTCACCTTTAAATGGTTGTTGGGAAGCTTGGAAGTATTTACAACTTGTAAGAGAGTATCAAGCTGTTGGTGTAGCTAAAGACTTAGGTGGTATTCCTGTAATTGGTTACCCTGTTGAGAAGCTTATTGAAGCAGCAGCAGACCCTAGTGGAGCAGCAGCAACAACGTTAGACTCATTGAAGGCTAGTGCCGCTGCATTGCATGCAGGTGATGAATCTTTTGCTGTTGTTCCTATAGATTATGATGACACTGGTAAGTCTCTATACTCATTTGAGCTTAAGGGTATAACAGGTGGTGGTAAGCAGTATGATACCTCTGAAGTTATCAGACAGTATCAGAATGAAATATTAACCTGTTACTCTGCTTCAATGTTAAAGCTTGGTCAAGACTCTACTGGCTCTTTTGCTTTATCAGACAACATGAGTAATCTGTTAGCTTTTGGTGTTCAACACAACCTAGACATAATATCTAATCAGATAAATGTTGATTTAGTCCCTCAGACTCTAGCGGTTAATGGGTGGTTGTTTGAAGAAGAAGATATGCCAAAACTTACTTATGGTGATATAGCACCACGTGATCTAGATGAAGTTGGTAAGTTTATTCAAAGAGCAGTTACATCGGGTGCTATGACGATAAGCAAAGGCCTAGATCAAGAGCTACGTAGGATTGCGGATTTACCTTCAGCAATGTACTCAGAAACTGATAAAATACCAGAAGGTTACAGTACCGCTGTCGAGTCTAATGCTGGTAAAGGTGATGGTACAAGTGGAACAGGTGCAAGTCAGAATGCAGCTGGTGGCGATAATAATAGTGAGAACTCTTAATGACTGACAGTAAGCATGCAGTACCAATATTAAAAAGTGCTGATGAATTAAAACGTGAAGTTACTTTTATCTATTATGAGCCTAATAAGCTAGATTCACATGGCGATTGGACAACCCAAGAAGTCATTGAAAAAGCTTGTGAAAACTTTAATAGTAACCTTAAGTCGGGTAACGTTGTGCCTAATCTTTTTCACTCTAGAGATGATGAAGGTAACATCGAGGCTACTGACTCTTTTGAAATATTAAAGAGTTGGGTTAGCCCTACCGATTGTATTGTTGGTGAAACTGAAGTAGATGAAGGTACATGGCTTGTTAAGGTAAAAATGAATAATGAAGTGCTTTGGAGTAAGTTTCTAGAAGGCACTATCTCAGGTGTTAGCTTTGGGGCTAAAGGCTCTCGTAGAGGTACTTCTTAATGACTACAGAATTAAAACCAGAAAAAGAAATCATGTCTATAACCTTTGATCATGAAGGTGCTCACATGGCTCTCTGTCACAAAGCACAAGGTTATGGTGCTAACAACAGGCCAGAGGCTTTATTGATCAAATCAGAGCAACCAGAGCTTGTAGATGAAGTTATTAAGGATATTGACTTCATTAAAGCTGCTTCAGAAGTCCGTATAGATACAAGTATGATGACCTTCCTGAGAAAGTGGATGGGTATGTACTGGGACGATGCAGAGGCCTTATCACGTATCATGGGTTATGAAGGTGATGGTGAAGAGGCAAGTGACTGGATTAAGGATAGGATTGAAGGTATTACTCTGCTTAAGTCTGACATATCCGAAAAGATTACTGAAAAAGATGTAAAAGAATTAGAGATTTTCATGAAGTCATGTGATCTCAACAAAGATTCATTATCTGAGGGTAACTCAGATGTGAAGATTGGTCTTAATAAAATAAGCCAAAAACCCTCAGAAAATAAACTAAAACAAAACCAAGGAGACCTCATGGCTGTTAAAGACCAAGAGAAACTTGAAAAAGCAGAAAAAGATTTAGAAGCTGTACTTTCACGTATTGAAGATATGGAAAAGGCCGCTACTAAAGCTAACGAGCAAGCTCTTGCTAAAGAAGCTGAGCTTAACACACGAATTGAAAGTTTTGAAAAAGCAGACAAAGATAGAACTTTGAAAGCCTTTAATCGTAAGGTAGAGACATATTCTTTTGTCACGCCTGAAGGTCGAGAAGACTTTGTAAAAGCTTTAATGGCAACAGACTCTGTTCTTATTGCTGACACTTTAGATAAGGCTCAAGCTGCAATTGATGCGTTAGATTCACCTCAAGGTTCTGATAAAGCTTCAGACGTAACTCTTGAGAAGACTGACAGCTTAAAGGCTAAAATTGAAGCAGAGTATGGAGATAAAAAATAATGGCTAACCCAGAAAGAGCTACCCAAAATATTCAAAGCAATATCCTTGCTTATGAAACACTAAAAGAGTATGGCTTCTGTCGTAAAGGTGCATCAGCTGTTGCAAACCCTAAGACTGGTACTTTCCCTATCGACAATAGTGCAGAAGACTTGCAGTTAGGTTCTATTGTTTATTTTGATACAGATAAGTGGAAGCCTTATACAATTGCAGAAGTAACAACAGGTGACGCTTTAGGTACTGCTACAGCAATCGTAATTGGTACTAACGAGATTGGTGGTGCTCAAGGTGATGTAAACCCCCTAGACTCTAGCCCAGCTGTTTTCCCTGTTGGTGATGTTGGTGGTATGTTACTTACTAACGGTGTCGCAATTGTTCGTGGTCAGTACTTGGCAGCTTCAGGTGAGGGTACACAGCCAACATTTGATAAAATCTCTGCCTTAGTTGAGTCAGCAATGGTTCAAGTTAAAGTCTACGAGTCACAAGAGATTTTTGATGGCTCTTACGGTGATGAACCTTCAATTTCAACTTCAGAACAACCTTCAGGTTAAGGAATAATAAATAATGGCTATTACACGTAGTTTTGATAACGCTTATACCATTACGGATTACACAGAAGAAATGAACATGATACCTAATAAGTGGAATCTTATTGGTGAATCTGGGCTTTTTTCTTCTGAGTCTGTGGCAACTAACACATTTACTTTTGATAAGACATACTCAACAGTACAGTTAGCTAAAGATACGCCTTGGACAGAACGCTCTCGCTTTAGCGGTAACGAAAAATCTGAGATGTATAGCTTTACCATCCCTCACTTTACTCTTGACGATAGTGTTACTGTTGGTGATGTATGGAACAAGCGAATGATTGGTACTGCTGACCAACAAGAGACACGCGACAACGTTCTCATGAAAAAAATGGCACACATAAATGGCTCTTGGGATATTACCTTGGAGTATGCAATGTGTGAGGCTATCCGAGGTAATAAATATGCCCCGAATAATGCCACAATAAACACTGCCAGAACTTGGTATGATGAGTTTAATAAAGAACAGCAAGTTCTTAACTTTGACTTTGATAACATCCAAGTAGACCAACGTGAAAATGTACAGGCTGTAGTTCGCTATATTCAGGATGCTTTCAAACAGGGTGGTATTCTTGAGGACATCGTTTTCTATTGTACTCCTAAGTTTTTCGCAGCCTTAGTTGGTAACGCGCAAGTAATGGATGCTTACACTTACTACGAGTCTCAGCAAAGTCCACAACGTCAGTCATTGCGTAAAGGCATGTACCGTGAGTTTGTTTGGCAGAACGTTACCTTTATTGAGTACCGTGGTAAGCTTCCAGATGGCTTAGAGATGATGCCAGAAGGTGATGCATCTGTAGAGCCTGAACAAGCTCTTGGTCAAGCTTGGGCTGTCCCACGTGGTTCTAACGCATTCACTACCTTTTATGCACCAGCTTATCGCTTTGATACGTTAGGTCAAGGTGGCGCTAGTCGTTACATGTGGACTTATGAAGACCGAGCTTCTAGTCAGATGGAACTTATGACTGAAAGTAACTTCTTGACTATGAACTCTCGACCTGAGTTGGTAATACGCTGTCAAGGTGGTGTTGCTTCAGGTTCAACTCCTGCACCGTAAGTTTTAGAACTTACCCGACAAAAAGGGGTGACCTTAATAGGAATCCCCTTACTTAAATTTAGGAATATTTATATGAAAAGTTTAGTTAATACTTTCATCTCAAATCTAATTGACAGAGCTAGTGGAAAGCAGGTTAGTGTATCCGACCTTGCAGACTTAGTTGCAGCTGGTGGTGGTGGTGATGGCGGTGGTGCTGTTACTTCAGTAAATGGACAAACAGGTGCAGTTGAGCTTGATCTCTCAGGATTGCCTGAAGCTCCAAGCTCTGATGGACGTTATACATTACAAGTTGATGGTGATAGCTTAAGATGGGATCAAGAGCCTGAGTAAAAAATAAATATATATATATAAGTGTTGACTTACTTAAAATAGTAGGTTAATATGGATTTAGAGATTTAAAGTTCTTAGTAGAAAGAGATAAAAGATGAAGTTTTCAATTGTAATTTTTAAAGATTATCAATATCCGAGCTTGCCAACATTTGTTGGTTAGGTTTGGAGGAGCTTCATTACCCTCTAAAAACCAAAAGTTTTAGGGGATACTCGCATGATGGAGAATGCACCGCACTGTAAATGCGCTACGAGAGTTGTACTGGTTCGATTCCAGTTGTCCCCACCAAATCATCTTGGTGTGGGTCAAAGGCTGACCGCTACGTTTGGGACGTAGATTATGCAGGTTCGAGTCCTGCCACCAAGACCAAATAATTGCGGTGTAGCCAAATGGGAAGGCATCGGGTTTTGATCCCGACATGACTCAGTTCGATTCTGAGTACCGCTGCCAAATTAAGGAGTATAATTATGTTTGACATTAGCTTAAACTCTGCCATGATACTTATAACTTTTTTCTTAGTTTGTTTGGCAGGTGTTGTTCTTGTCCGTGATAAGGTGAGTAAAGATAGAGATAAAAATGAAAAAGATTCGTGAGATTAAAAAACCTCACGGAACAGGAA